GTTGTTCAATTTCTGGTAATATTTTAGAGTCTGCCCAACCTAATTTACGATATTGAGGCATTTGTATGTTTTTCATAAAAACACCCATCACCTCTCCTCCTTCTTCAAGAGAGGTTTTCCAAATATTGTATAAAAATGGTTTATCCATTAACCGCAATGTTTCTTTTACCTTATCTAAAATAACGTTTCCTTGATCATCACTAATCATATCTTTAATACAATCTTTGCAGTATAATATCTTACCCATTTTATGAATTGGATTATAACTAGCATAATACTCTGTCTCTTTTTTTAAATTACCACAATTCTGACAAGAATAATCTTTTAGAATTTTTCTTGGTTTTGGTGGAGTTTTTGTTAAACTTTTTGGTCTACCTGCCATAAACACTTCTCCTTTAATTAACAAAAAAGAAGTCAATATTTAACCAACTTCCTTTAATTTTATATTACAATATTTATATTTTTCTTCTAATAAGTCATCAAACTCAAAATTTCTATACCTAATGCAAAATTCCTCAAATTGTTCTTTATTATTATTTGAATAATTGTATGTATCGTGATAAAGTTTATGGAGTGATTTACATAAACAAACTCCATTACCGTAATATTTATGCTTATTATGTAATAAATTATAAATTAAGTCTCTTTCTTCTTCTGAATATTCACCTATAGTCTTTAACATAGGTAATTTTAATTCCTCAAATAATTCATATACAATATTTTTAAAATTGTATAGATGGTGGACATTATCAAATTCTCCGTGAGTTAAAACACACTTATAATTACATTCCTCCATAGAAGATTTTTTCCAATCTTGTAAATGGTCACGCAAATCATAGTATAATTCCTTTATACCTCCTGCCCATCTACCATTCAATTCTCCATTTAATGGATTAATATGTCTAGGATTTTTATCTCCCTTCCATACACCTTTCTTTCTTAGAGAAATTAATTCTCGTCTTTTATCATCTTTGTCCCATTTTACACCATATAGTGGATTATTTTCACCTACATATTTTCCTTTTCTTGCTATAGATATTTTTCTTCTAGTTTCTTCAGGTAAATGCTTGCCGTAATTATAATTTTTATCGCCAGCTAATTTTAATCCTTGTTGTTTATCTGCCCTTCTAGATGTTTCGTAAGTTTTATTTATTTTTCCCATTTTGAACGCTTTATCAGTTAATCCTTTTCTAGTTTCTTCTGGAAAATATAATTCAATTAATTCTTCATTTGTAAAATAAGGATAAACTTTTATAAACAATTCTTCTTTTTCATCCGACCACCATTGTTTGGGAATATATTCGTCTTTCATAAAATGCCCATCTTTACCACACTCACGACAGACATTGCGTAAACCATCTTTACATAATTTATCAGGTGGAAAATATTTAATATCAACCTCTAACTCACGATTGCATTTCTTGCAAAATTTATAACCATCTTTAGGTTTTGGTAAATTAAACATCTTCTTTTTGTTTCTGCACTCTTTACATTGAGTAGTTAATCCGTCTGTGTTATATTTATCACTATTAAAATAATCTTTTGTGGCAGGGAATTCCCTTTCACAACCACTACATTTTTTTGCTTTAACCTCTAAATCTTCCATTTCCAAAACCTTCTTTCTGCAAATTATATAATCCTCTGCACTAACCACTAAAAAGTAAATAGAAGATAGGGTGCAGAGTCGGGATAGCTAATCCCAAAAACCTATCTTCTATGCCCACAAATTATTATTTTCATAGACAATTAGACGTATTATTGCTAATACGCCTATAATCCACAAAACTTTATAAATTCTTAATTATAATCTACATCTCAATATAATCAATATTATAAATATTCTCTGTTCTACCATCATTTTTTTCTACATTAAATAACATAGTCTTAAATCTAATTACGTTATCAAATGTTTCTCTATCAATTTCATTATCTACAACAGCATAATGACTTCTATATCCTCTTGCATTATCACTAGCATACATAAATTGTATTATACTTCCATTATGAAAAATAATCTCAAAACGATCTTTCGATTTAGTTATACTCTTTATATCTTTCAAGAATAAAGATCGAAATTGCTCTTCTTCAACTATATCTTGAAATGTTTGTATTTTATAATTACCATTGTGATAAAATATTACCTTAATATGCTTATTCTCAATACACTTAAACATATACTTATAAAAAATACCGTGAATTATTTCATATTTATTATTCCTTTTAGCAACATCATATTTCTTCTCATTGCTATCCTGTAAATTATTTAGTTCAACCACTACTCCACTCATAGGATAAGAATAAAATGCCAATAAACAATTAACTCTAGATTTTCCGATAGTTTCATCAATAAGAGATAATTGCACTGTGCCATTTAAATTTATTTTAATCTCAATATTACTAATCTCATTAATTAATTCACTAGTCTCTCTATGTGAATTCATAATATTTGATAATCCTAAAAATGGTTTCACATAACTAACCATAGCTAATTCTGGTGCTTGTAAGAATCTCAAATTACCATATTGCAAATCTTTCTTTATTTCATTGATGTCTATGCTTTGATATATCTTTCTTCCATCTAGTGCTCTTATAGAAACATTATTTGGATTTATATTCATCTCAAATTGTTCAATAAATCCTAACCCCATACCTGATTTATCTGCTAAAATAATTTGTATTCCAAATTCATTGCATAACCAATATGCCTCATCTACAAGTTCTGGAAATGATTTTCCTATGAATGTTTTTATAATTAGAATATCTTTTCTATTTCCTTGTGTATTGATTGCCATCATAGTTGTTGAATCTTTATTATTTCCTGTGGCAGCAGATACATCTACAATAAGATAATCACATTTGCGGTTATTAGACATTGTTAATACTCTGTTCTTGTTTAATAATTCCTTGGTTATCATATATTTCTCCTTCTCATGGTAGGACATGACCCAAGATATTAGTGGTAAGACACTACCTTATTTGCATAACTTATTTTGTTACACAAGAATACTCCTAACAAAAGCTAGGAGCACTATCTATAGCAAAATATTTAAGTTAATAATCACCCATTTAAAACTTAGATTTTATTTTATTTGTTCTAATTAATCCTCCAAAAATTCTCTCATATCCTCTTTAGCTTCCGCATATCCCTCTTCATATCCTTCATAATTTGCTTTATTATAAATATCTCCAAGCAATTCAAAAACATGTTTAGGACACAATTCATTTTCAAATAAAAATTTTACAGCTTCGGCAAGATAAATATTCTTCCTATCTTCTAAACAATCTTCACACATGCAGTCTTCTCCGTGTTCATCGTTATCTTCCTCATCTTGATAATCATCACAAGGATAAGCAATTACGCCTTCCTCATTATCATTAGATTCTTTATCTAATTCCATAGCATAAGTTTCCAAGTCAACTTCCTGTCCGTCGATAGTTAGAATTTGAATCCATCTTTGTTCCTCTTTATCCCATCCTGATTCTGCATTAAATACTCTCATTTTTATTATTCCTGCCTTTATATTTTATTTTTATATAGTTATTGCATTATTTATGATTATTATATAGAATCAAATTATCTCATCAATAAACCCATATGTATCTCTAGCTACTTCTGCTAAACAATAAGTTTCATTCCTTCTAATTTTCTTTAACTCTTCTGGAGTAATTTTTGTTCTCCTAATAATTAAATCATCAAAAATTTTACCAACATCATCTTTATAGAAGGCAATTATATCCTCTGCTTCTGCAAAATTAGTATTTCCTAAACTTATACTCCCTTTGTGAAGCAAAAAGATTGAATTTGAGTTTGCAACTCTATGTTTGCAAGCAATAGCAATATATAAACCTGCACTGGCAGCAACAGATAATATCCTACAATTAATTGGAATCCTAGAATGCTCTATTACATCCACAAGAAATGCACAAACATCAGCAGATCCACCATATGAAGAAATCCATATCGTAATAGGTTTAAGTTTATTTTCAGGAATATCTATTTCTAATTCATTCTGCAAAAGAATAGGAGTAGCAATCATATCAGTTACGTTATCATCTATCTCAGCGTTTAAATACAATACTCGTTTAGATTCCCATAGTTTCTTATATATTTCCTCATAAATTGAACCAGTTTTGAAATCTTTAAGTAGACTCATAATATATTCCTCATTTTCTTTTATTTTATTTTAATCCTTAATCACAGTATTCATTACATCTGTAATACCTAACTTACTATCAATAATAAAACTCTGATTTTTCTTTTCAGATTGTATATAACCTTTTTCATTACTCCATCTTGACCATCCACTAACGCAAGGCAATCTTAAAATCTCTAAATATCCTTGCTTCTCATACACCATAGCTTGATGCAAATGAGCCAACATCAAAATTATATGTTCACAATTACTCCACTTATCTTTTGCTTCAGTAGTAATAATTTGCAAAGCATCTTTAACTTTAATATCATGAGAAAAAGTAAGCAGTGTCTTTCCAAATTCATAATATTTTCTAGGCAAAGGACTATCATCTACATAAACATTATTATCATCCTTATACCATGCTTTAACTGTTTGAATTACACCAAACATAGTATGAAGATCGTGATTAGAAGGCACTAGGATAACGTCTACGGGTGCAATTTCAGTAAGCATATCAATTGCTCTAACAATTAATTCTGTGGCCTTATGTACTGCTTTAAACCATGATTCTGCATTATCTTGAGGAGTCCCACGAGTTGTAGTTCCATTGGTGTTATCTGATGTGATAAAGTCATTTCCCGTCACAAATAAAATCTTCTCAAAAACTTTACCTTCAACTCTATCTATTACATCATTAATTACCTGAAAGAATATATCTTCTGCAATTTGCATATTATATTCATTTCCTGTTGATAATTTATCTGATAATAAATTAAGATGGAAGTCAGAAATAGGGATAATAAGCAATTTACCATTTTTCTTATATTGAGATGTTTTAATATTTGATTTATTTATTGTTTTTGTGCATGTTTCTAAACTAGAGAATATTTTCTTTGCATTTTCTTCATTCCATTGATATTCTGTCCTTGGTTTTACACTTATTTTACTGGCATAAAGAGTCTTAATCCCATCTTCCTTAGTGTTCATATGCCACATACTATTCTTAGCACTAAGCAAAATAAACTCATCATGCGAATACCCATGCGATTTCAAAACAAATTCAGGATCTTTAGATTCTTCTAAACTCATAGAAATCAACTTATCAGATACTTGAGAATTATCATTTTTTATTTCTACAGATTCTTTGTAATTAGGAAAAGATTCAGTTTCTATTTTTTCATTTCTTACAATATTATTTTCATCAGCAACAATACTTTTAACAACATCTAACTTCTTTAAAGTCCCATCTCTGTCCTGTCTTTTTTTAATAAACTGACGATAATGTTCTCCAGTTTTAAACGGAAATCCTTGATGCTCATTTAAATCATTCCATGAAGGATTTTTAGTATTAAGTATTTTATTGTATTTATCTCTATTGTTCTTAAAATCTACACCAATAATATAAAGTTCATCTTTTGATTTTGACAATATTTATTAATACCACCCTATATATTTATTTTATTATTACGTCACTTTCAATACTCTTGCAAATAATCACTGGATACCCATTACTTTGAACTGAATATCTTTCTTTTAACTCTTTATTCGCTCTTATTCTTATGTACCCTAACTTTTCTAGTTCACCTCTCATTTTACGCAACTGAATTTCAGTTACTTCCCATCTATATTCTTTAGACAAATATAATACAATTTCTTTTTCAGTTGTATAATTATTTTCACTTACTAACTTCTCAACAACTGAAACGATATTTTCAACTCTTTCATCGCTTTTCTTAGTTGTGGTTCTATCCTTAACCGATTCTATTATTTCTCCTGTTTCATAATCAATATCCTTAGAAGCAACCTTTTTATATTGAGGATAAATATTTTGTGCAACTTCTAAGCCTTCAGTTCTATAAAACATCTCATACGAAGTTCCTTTAACCGTATATCCATTTTGTTTCCATTTAACTCCTTGGGATTCAATATTATTAAGTTGATCAAATACCCATGAAGGAATAGAATAGAAACTTACTCTCTGTGTTGTTTTATTTGCTATAGCAATTGCTTGAGCTTTAGCAAGCATTTTAGGAGGAATTTTATCATCATCTAATTTTCTTATTAAATCATGATAAGTCAAAACAGCAAGTCTTTGACCTATTCTTTGTAAATTATTAGCTGCTGTTTTAGTAATTCTGGCTAATTCTCCCAATGAAACAAAGAATACAGCATCTCCATCTGAATTCATATAATTTTCACCATAAATATTATTCTGTGCTATTCCTGCCATTACCAAGAATAACTCTTTAACATATCTTATATTTTTATCTGTTTGAGGACATAAATCCATAAACTTATTTAAGTTCATAGTATTAATTATTAAATCAAGATTTGTTTTTTGTTCAATACTCCATTGAGTTTCTTTAATAGATAAATTGAATATGGTTTTTATAAATTCTATAGCCCTGTATTCACTTTTAAATCCACCAAGTTTTTCAATCAATTGTTTAGTATTCATTGATGCGCCACATTTACCACTATGACATTTATAAAGCCATTTCCCTTCATTGGTTTGAAATATACTTGCACTTGGATTACTATCTTTATGAAATAGACATTTAACCGATGAAGGATATTTAAATTCTAATAATTCTGCCATGTTAATGTTATAATAAATGTGATACCAAAAATCTTCCTTATTATCAAAAACTATAGGGTCACAATTCAAACTATTTTGTAAATATTCTGCTTCTCTATTTATCAATGCTTTAATATTATATCTCTCTTTTATAGAGGGAGAAGGTTTGGGATTACCTAAAACCTTGGCGCGAGAGGGGTTTCCGAACCGTTGAGAAAGGGTGACTATTAAATTAAAGGAGTTATAGTTATAAGTATATATATTAGTCACCCTTAACCCTCTCATAATATCCTTAATCTTATAATCTTTATTATAGAGTTTAGGATACTTTACCATTAAATCTTTAACCTTATTTTCTTTATTATTATTTATTTTATTCTTTTTAACTTTTACTTTATTTTCTTTAGAATCCTCTAATATAATACTATTAGATAAATCTATAATGTAATCACTATCCAATATATTACCAGAATCAAATACTATATTTTTACCTGCAAAGAATATTCTATTAAGATTCTTACATGTTTCATCTACCTCCCCTATAGATTCCATTAAATATAACAATATTCTTTTTGCTGTATTTTCATCAGTTATTACTTTGTCAAGTACAAATACTAATCTCATTTTATGATGATTTTCTTTGTGATTAAAAGAAGTATAAACAAAATTTGGTATTATATTTATTTCTTTACAATGATTAATTATTTCATCATATGTTTTATGATTTACTTTTAAATATTGTTCTGTTAATATCTCATAGTCATTATCAGACATTTTCTTAGGTTTTACAGGTTTATTATCAATATCGATCATAAACACTTGCTGTGATATCCAATCTGTTTCTTGACCTCCACAATAAGATGGTCTAATAGTTTTTCCATCTAATATGCTTTTCTTAATTTCTTCGATTGAATACTCTTTCACATTATCAATTTTCATTCTATTGATAATTGCTCCAATGTCTGTACTGGGTTTGTTTTGATAATTTACCTTGTCAATAATTAATTTGATTTTCATTTCTTAAACATCTCCTTTAATATTTATTTGGTTTTTCCTTAATTAAAATAATAAGCAAACAGGTGCTAAGGATTGCACTCTTCGATGATCAGTCTAGTCTGCTCATTTGTGCCATTACAACACAAAGAAACACCTTCACTTTTAAAAGGTGCTTTAATCTGCTGTAAATAACTTAAATTAAATTCCTCAAATTTCCAAAAAATATCCACAATCAGCACACCACAATATAGTCTTGCCACAATAAAACTTTAACCAGAACCTATTTTTGAAACATATAGGGCATAATGTATCTTCATTAATTGAATCATAAATATTTGTTTCTTCCATTGTTTTTAATCCTCCTTATAGAGAATATACTTATAATAAATATTAAATTATAGTGTAGGACTCTAAAAATAGTACGCTATCAAACAGTCTGGAAACTAATCCATTTAATCGCGTCATATACAAAACTTCATCCTACTTAGTTTTTCTAACAATTCTCTCGTACTCATCTGAGCAAAAATTATCATGGCAAATGTAAAAAATACATTTGCAATCCTCATGCCTTTCAGCAAGGGTAATTATATTCATCCATTTAAGGACTAATGATATTTCTGATTTAATATCCTATCAAATACAGTTTTTCTTTGATTATTAGGTGATAGTTTTTATCTGGGATATAATATCAAACCCATTTAGTATGATGGGGGAGTCACTCGTACTTCCCACTCTTTGAATTATTTTATATCTAACCAGAGCAAGCAAAATAAGACTATTTACTAATTGATTTTTATTAATTGTCCATTATATTTATCAATACCTCTAATGAGATATTACCAATTTTATATTTAAATCAGTTGTTCTCTTGTTTTAGAATTTCTTCTAAAGAATACAGTGATTAGCGAAAGCGATTATCGTATTTGCTTTATAATGAAATTAGAGACATATCGAATTTGCGAATGATGATTTTGTGTTTTGCGAAATGATTAGCGATTCTTCTTTTACTATTAAGTAAAACCTGCTTGTTTATAATTCATGTTTCAAATGTATAAGTTATGTAAAGTAAATCTACACAATCTTGCAATTTTGTTTTTGAAATAAGATTTAACATCTAATTTCAGATGTCCAAATAAATAAGTCTATATCTTGCTTTGCTTCTGGTTAGTTGTTTTTAATAAGAGAATATGTGTGATGTGTGGTTATATATATCCTCTTATTAATTGTCATGGTTAAATTAGATTATTTTTGATTATTATAAATTGCTTAAATATTCTTCAACAATTTCTGATGTTGATGATAAAATATCATATGTTGGAACAAACTCTACAATCTCTTTCAACATTGCTCCCTCTATCTGAGTAGATAAAGTATTAGCACGATTCATCATTTGCTTATACAAAGTATTAATCTCATTTCTATCAAAATCTAATGATATCTTTTTCTCTATTGGAAATTTGTACTCTACTTGATTACCCTCGATATTGAAAATATAATCTTTCCCTTGTGACTTTGCTTCAGATGGTTTTAAATCAAGTAAATGTTTAAGATTATTGACTAATTCTCTACTCTTTTTAGCAAACAATATACCAGTGTCTAGTGTTAAGTTTTCTCCATTTTCTTGCCATTCAAGAAATAGATTTTTCTTAGCATTCTCTATTGCTAGAGACAAAGTTAGTTTCTCATTAATTAACTGAGAAATTAGAAACGAAATATCTGTTACAGAACATTGATATTGACGTTCTGTAGTTTGATCAATTATTTCGTCTTGGGTTTCTGTTACTTTTGACTTTAAATGGATTTCTTCTACTTTTAAGGAATTTGATTTATTGGAAATATAGGATAAGAGTGATGTTGTATGTTGATCAATTATGTTTAAAATTCTAAATGATTCTTTTAGTGAGATTATTGAATTAGTGTTTTGTGAATTAGACATTTAATATTTCCTTCTTTCAATTTGTGTTTTCTTCTTTGTTATTCCTTTTCATAGGGAATCAATTTGTATGTCTTAGAATCGTTACTAGCACTACAGTCATGTGGGGCTAGTAATTCCTTTATTTGTTTGAGTTCATTTAGAATTTCGGTTAGTATTACATCCATTTATTAAATCACCTCTACCATTTATTAAATCACCTCTAATAGTTAAAATATGAAGGTGAATCTACCCCTATAAACTCACCTTATTTGTAATTTGGCATACTCTAATTTCATCAGTCTCATTGCAGTATGCCATTTGTCTCTATCACTAAGTTTAAATAAACTGTGATTAACGCCATAGAGAACAAACAATGAGTGATGAGGGGAATCTAATAATTTGTGCATCTAAAAACCTCATACTCTTTCAGAGCAATGCCTGTCTTCCAAGGTCTTACTAACTTATGCACATGATTTTAGGGAAGGTTCGTAATTGCACTCACGTTGACCTAATTTTATTAAACCCTAAAATAAGTTTTTATTGTTGCTGTTTGGCTTATGCAATTTCCAAAAAATCATCACCACAACAATTTATAGAGGGAAGTGTTTGGCAAACCGCCTCATCTAATTATAAGAAGAATATTTTTATGTATTCTCCTCCGCTAATGGAATATTTGGATTCAGGCACTACCCACGCCTTCCAGCGGTAGTTTATCTAATTATAAGCATATAAAAATCTTTAGCGTCTTAGTAATATTAATTATAATTATATTAAAAATTAATATTAAAATTTCGCCTAGCAAAAACTCTGCTTATTATGTTTTTTCTTATAAAATTTAAGGTGCTACTAGGTACATAAATATAAACTAAACCACAATAGTAGGGCGACACTCAGTTTATTTCTAAACTCTATATCCTTATTGATATAGTTCCTACATCTTTAACCTATCATATAAAACATATAATAAGACGTGAGATGCCCGTTCTCACCTTATTGTGGTTTAAAATAATACCTTTATTTGGCAGGTTTATTCTCCATCAGAATCTTCTATATCTTCTTCAGCATCCTCTTCAATTACATCTTCGACTTCCTCTTCTGTAAAAGAAAATTTAACATATTTTCCTGAGAAATTTTTAAGTAACTCAATTAGATTTTTAACACCTTCATCTGGGATCGCTATTACTGCTACAGAATCTACAATTGTTAATTCGCCTTCAGATGCAAGTTTATGTGTAATCTTTTTTGTTTCAGTCAGTTTTGATTTTGCCATTGTTTTGTTTGCCACCTTTTTATTTATTTTATATTATTTAAATAATAGGGAGATTTTTCACTCCCTATCTAAACAAAAAGTCATAATTATTGACACTAGCGTATCTGCTCAAATTAGGCAGTACGGAATAATATTGTTGTTTATTACGCTTTAACTTTATCTTCAAAAGCCTTAGATGGATCGAAATATGGTTTAAAGGAGTCTTCTGTCTTCCATGGTTTTTCTACGCCTTGAAGTTTAGATACCCCTTCACGACCTTTTGTTTCTTTCTTCTCAAATTTTCCAAAACCAACTACTTTTACAGTTTCTCCAATGGCTACAGTTTCCATGATAATATCAAATAGATTCGTAACATGTTTCTCAGCTTCCTTTTTTGTGATCTCCGATTTAATACTTAATTCTGCTACCAGTTGTTGCTTGTTCATTTATTTTAATCCCCTTTTATTCTTTAATAGTATCTGCGTACTTTTAGTACCAGACCCGTGTTTTTATTTATTTATTATACTTATTAATTCTTTTTCAAGAATTTCCTCAATATTATCAAAATCCCAATACCATATCTCTAAAAAATTATATCCATTGGATAACGCATATTCTTTTTTGCGTTTATCATGTTCAACTTGTTTTTCGAAATCCTCTATTGTTTTATGGAATCCTTTACAAAAACTCTCATGTTGCAAACCTTGATATTCGATTAACAAGTTATATTTATTTGGTACATAAAAATCATAAGATAATAATCCTCCACCTAATCCAACTAATCCATCAAACTCCTTTTGTCTCTCATAAATTATGTATTTATTATCAAATACTTTTTTACATTCTTTTTCTCCTTTAGATTCACTACAAACAGGACAACCTTTACCATTTTGTCTATTTGATATTTTTGCTTGCCATATATGTTTAGAATTTTCACTGCATTCCCACCACGCATCTTGACTACTACACTTTGTCACATTATGCGGAGTTAAATCACCATTTAAAACAGTATGCCACTCAGAAGCTAATTGAGGATTGTTTGTTGCTAAACAATTAGATAACCCAACTTGTTTACCATGACACATTCCACAACCATGACCTTGGGAAATATCTGACCAACTTGATTCAAATATTTCTCTACACTCTTCTTTTAAACATTGCCATTGAAGTTTTTTAAAAGCTCCTTCGTAAATATCACCAACTAATTCAAATGGTTTGTCATTTAATGTACACCATAACTTAATGTTATATACTGTAAAAGAATTTATAATATGAAATATTGATATATTTTCTTTAGATTTCAAGTAACTATAATATGTCATACTATAATAATAACCATGTATACATTTTAAAGTCAATTTTATTTTTTGTAGTTTTGTGTGTTTAATTTGCTCTTCAAATTCCTCTTTGTTTGTTATTAAAGTATGTATTTTTATACTCTCAATATTGCGTTTAATATCCTCATAAGTTTTTTTATTTTTACTCATCTATCCTCCTTCATTTTATAAATAGAGAGGAGGTTAATTTCCTCTCTAACTACAAGGAGAAAAACTTTTATCCACTAGCGTATCTACTCAAATTAGGTAGTACGGAAAATAACATAAGTATTATTTATTACATCTTATCAGATATGTCTGCCATTCTACTTCTCCAAACATTTGGAAGATGAACACAACCAAACATATCCTCATTTTTAAAAACATCTATTGCTCTAAGTAAGCCATTATTTTTACCTACGTATTCAACTTTATCTACTTGCTGATAAGGATCTCCCTCAATTATGATTTTCGCATCCTTACTACATCTTGATAAAGCAAGTTTCATTAAATCAGGTGTAGTATTCTGTGCTTCAGTTATATATAGAATTTGATTATCAGTAATTTCCATTCCACGACTATCTGCCATAGGTATTAATCTAATTTTATCTTGTGTAATTAGATTATCTACAATGCTTTTATCACCAAATTTAGTAATGAGCATATTACCTATGAAATTTTGAAGTCCCTTCTCGATGGAATTGCCACTATAAAATCCCATATCAACTGCGCCACGTACTTTTGTTGGGTTATACATTACTACACAAGTGTCATATTTTTGATATTGTAATGCCCACATAATATACATTAAACTACAAAGACTTTTTCCACTTCCTGGTTTTCCTGTAATAGCAGTAAATTGATTATTATGCAAACTATCAATACATAGTTCTTGATATATATCTTTTGGTTTTAGATTTCCAAACATCATGCTCTTGAAATCTTTTTTTACAATTCCTTTAAATCCTTGTTGTGTCCATCTTTGCTTGTCTACAATTGAATCATTAACTTTAAGAAGTAAATATTCATTGATATTTAGATTCCATAGATTTGCTTTGGTTTCTGATTCATACCAGTTAGCTAATTCATATTCTGACATTTCTAATATTTTATATCCAGTATATTTTTCATCACTAGAATAAGTGGATTCAAACTTCTCACAAACTATCCCAATAGACTCACAAGTAAATCTAAACAGAATATCATTACTCAACGCAATTATTTCACTATCTTTACTATGCAATTCTCTAATATTTGAGATTATCCGATTATCAATAATATCCTTATCAAAACATTCAGGCATATCATATTTATTTTCACTAACAAAATAAACTATTTTATCTCTGTTTGCTTCGATATCTCTACATGCTCGTCTTGAAAGATATTTCTTTTCTTCATTTTGACTATGTTTATTTCGCTCTAATTCACGGAGAACATAACCAACTATATAAACCTTATCAAATTGTTCGAATATTTCTTTTGAATATTGCATCAGGCAATTGGTGTCACTAGAACACTTTTTCTGCAATATTAATTACCACCATTCATTATTTATTTTATTACTTAGTATCATAAGACACGTTCACTATTACTAGTGCTACCACTATCCATACTACCTATAAACAAATATCTCTGATTTTCTTTTATATCATCAATAGTCTGTTTATTTTTATCATTTTGCTTTAATCTGAGTAGATAATTATAGTATGGATCAGTAATGTAGCGTTGTTTACGTCTACCACTACTAAATTTTCCTATTACTACTAGATTGTCTCCATAGTTTCCATGTACTTGTCGCAAGATGTTGCGAATTATTAAGTATGTCATATCATTTTTTGAGATTCTTTCCAATGTTTGTTGTTTGATGCTCCTTTTAGTTTGGAGTTTTTGTTGTTAATGAGACATTTTATATATAAACTGCAATCGACCAATACAGTTTAATAGCAATTTTAGTAGGGAGAGTAGACTTAAATTGTCGGCATCTGCCTATCTACTCTTTCCCTCTATTTAGTTCAGAATACGCTGTGGTCTAGTATAAGCCTCGTTTAGAGGAATTTAATTCATTATACTAACAGCATATTTGTCTCATTACTTTCGTCCGACCAAAGACTACTCATATTCGACGTTGATCTAGTTGAGATTTGCATTATCTATAACCCTTTAGTGCATCTTTCAGCGAAACTTCGATAATACATGCCAAATTATCTTCAAATCCTATTGGCAAAACTCGATAGATAATTTTAAGCAAAGTTTTCTACTAACATAACCAATTGTGTATGATTCGTTAATAAGGAAAGGAGGGAATTGTTTTTTTGGTTATTTTTTTAATAACTTAATGCTATTTGATTTTTCTTTTTGTTTTAGCGTCATCGACCAAACGCTTATGTAGTATATTTGTTTATATACCATATACAGCAATTTAACTGTTTTCTGAAACCCTTGCTACAGTAGGGTTTCAAGAGTGTCTTATTTTATATTTCCACCAAAACCTTGATATAACTCCTTATTTGTAACCTTCTGATATTTGTTTCCAAAAATATTATAATCATAATTTTCTTTAATTTTAATTAAAA